GTAATTAGTATTATAATAATAATTAATAATATATATTTCATGATTTTACCTTCCTCTTATGATGTATGTTTAACCCCTCCTATACTATAAGGGGAGTTAATTAAACATCTATAATAAAATCAATGATTTAAATTAAAAGTAGAAAAGTAGGATTATCATCCCACAAATTAATAAACTTAATAATGTCCAAACTGTTATAATTTCTGAATCGATCATACATATAGAAGTAATTCGTAAAAAGAGTCCGGGTCATACGGTAATTCTTCCATAAAAGGACTTGTAGGATGATATTGTATAATAGCTCCTGTATATCCTGCCGCTTTAGCTACATCTGAAAAGTCACTTGAAGGAAGAAAAGCTACTATGTCTTCTATAGAAACTTCTCCTCTTCGATCAGGGTGTCTGAATTTCCATCTCCATGACTCCTCTGGGTTCTCGGATGTCTCTCCGGGTAAAAGGTTATGAGGATCATTAGAAAGAAACATTCTTCCTTCTTCTGTCATGTTAGTTTCTCGTAACATGAAATCCTCGGCATTAGTGCCTACTTCCAACAACTTTCTATTAAAATCTATTAAAGTGAGTCCTTTCTGTTCTTTATTTAGTTTTTTATCATTATTTTCTATTACTTTCTTAGTAGCAGATACTATCTTTTCATAATCTTTTGAATCTCGTACATATGTGACATTAGTATTAAACTTTACTAAATTAAGTCCTTTTTTAGGTGCTGCATGAACTTGAACTACAGAAGGTGTATCAGGATCTTGTCTTTGACTTTTCACTACTTGAAGTTCTGTAGGTACTACATCTTCTAAAATTGGTATAGTATTATTAGGTGCTACATGAGCAGCATCAAGATTAGTAGTAAAGAATAGACCTGATCCTTCAGTATAGTCAGTATTTTTATATGGACTAAACTTGTCCTCTTTTTTTCGCTCTCCTCCTTTGTAGAAGTTGATTGGAATATGGAATTGATCTCCATTAAAATAAGTTAATTTATGATTCTTATTTACTATCAAATTACCATTCCCCCAATCTTCTAGTTTTTGTCTTACAAAGAATGGGTTAGTCATTATTCTTTCGTACTCTATAACTTCATCTTGAATTTTCATAGGGAATTCATTTTCATGAAAAATATCATATTGAGTTTCAGGCATAGGATGAATTTTTTCTCCTACTTTTCCTTTTTTCCATGCACCTGGGCCTGAGTCTCTTCCTAAGAATTCCCAATTTTCATCGGCACTTCTAGGTTCTTTAGTATCAGGAGTGGGCATAATTTAACAATCGAAAGAGGTTTTACCTTTTGCTATATCTTTCTCACTAGGAAAAGGCATACTTTCCATGAGTTGTTGGAGAGCATTATCATTTACAGGTAAGGCAGTTATATCATTATCCTTTAAGAATCTTACTGCTACTGCTAAGTCAGCAGGTCTAGCCTCACCTGATTGTATCTTAGCCAGTAACTCATCTGCTACTGCATCGTACAAATCATTAAGTTTTTTATTTTCCATAAGTCAAAGGTTTCTTAATAGTGGATAATTTCTTATTTTTTGATGAAAGTGTGACTTTATCTTTTAGTTCTTCTTTCTTTTTCTTTTTAGAAATTTTTAATTTATTTCTACTGCTACTTCTCGGCCCTCCAATTCCCATTAAATCATCTAAAATATCTCCAAAGGTCTTAGGAAGCATCTTTTTAGAACGAACCTTACTCATTTATTTCTTTTATACTTATTAAGATTAATCATAAGATTTCTCATTTTATCACCTAGTCTACCAGCCGCCTTCTCTGCTCTTGCTGATTTCTGATTTTGTTGTTCTATCTTTTTAATAACGGCTGCTATTTTAGCTTTCTCTGCTTTTGTATTTCTTTTCTCATTTTTAATTTTAGCGGCCTCTCTAAAGGCTCTATCATATGCAGCAGAAATTTGTTGATTAACACTAGGGCCATGAGCTTTTGCTAGTGCTGCTTTTTTAGAGAGTCTGGCATCATAACTGACTTTTTTTTCAGTTTCATATTTCTTTTGAAGTTGTTTATCTTTTAATAGCTGTGTCTCTCTAGCTAAATCACCTTTAGTATTTTGTATATGAAGATTATCAAGATATTTATTTTGATCCTTTTTAGACATCTTATCAAAATTAGGATTTAACTTTCTTGCTTCTACTATAAGCTTATTTCCATAACCTCTTTTAAGTTTGGTATTGACATCTTGTTCTAAATATATCTCTTTTTTAATAAACTCTATTTCCTTTTTTCCTCTTACAATTCTAGGTTTACTAGGATCAGGAAAGTTTTGTTGAGATATTAAATTTAACTTCTTTCTAATTTCGGGATCAAGATTTTTTTTATAATTTATAAACTGTTGTTCTATCTTGTTAGGCATTGCTAACTGTTCTACAAAAGCATCTATTTGTAAAAAAGCATTTCTCATGGTCGGTGATAAGTTTTGAAGACTACCTGGTTCATGAACTTCTGGTTCAGGAGGTAGAAGCTGTATTCTTTTTATATCTTCAGCTAATCTATTTATCTTCTCTCTTATTTTCTGATCACCTTCCGACTGTGGAAGTTCTATACTTTTTTTATTTTGTTTTAAAACATTCTTAATAAATTGTCTTGTCTTTTCTCGTTCTGTAATATATTGAGAAGACTGTTCTTTGGCAAATATTGGATCATCTTTAAAAGGGAATTGTTCTAATTCAGAGTAATGAGGTTTAGTCAATCCTTCAATATATCTTTCTTCTCCTGTATTAGGATCTACATAAATCTTATTACGATTTTGAAGTTGGTGTTTATATTTACCTCTGGGTATAGTATTTGGAGGACTTAAACGTCTTTGTTCTTCTGCCACATCTAAATTTGTTTTGCCAGTGAAGATTTTTTCAAGTCTTTTTAATAAAGGTTTTTTCTTTATTTTAAGGACTACCCTTTTATTTTTCTTGTCTGACATCTAGTAACTCCATACCCAAGGTCGCATATCAGTGTTTATCGTGTCCAAATGAATAAATCTGGACTCGTGTTTTCCTTTTTGACTAATTCCGATTCCTTTCCAGATCTTAGAACGGATCATAGCAAAGGAAAGTAGTTCCCAAGCTTCCTTACCACTACATACTATATCTATTGCTTTTCCAGTAGTATGAGGACCTGACTTTCCTGTAGAACTAACCTTACTATTATGTTTAGGACATCTATAAGCTGAACTCAGTTTAAGAGGTCTTCCAATGGATTCCCTGAGTGCTTGCAAGGCATCCACAGTTTCCTGAGTCATCTCGTTCTTTCCGCAGCAGCTACAAGCGAGTTCTGATTCACTAAAGTTTTTACTGGTTATTCCCATTATGTATCTATTCTAGGTTGAGGTAAAGGTAGAGGACATAATATTTTCATCTCATTCCCTACTTTTCTTGCTTGTTCAGGAGTCAGTCCTTTTACTTCTTCTGGTGTAAATTTAAGTCTCATCTGATCTGTATAACAATCACATAAGTACGTTCTAGTTTCTTGTGTCATATAAGGAGTTATAGTCTGAAACTGCATTGAACAGGCTTGCCATATCTCCCTGACGTTTTGAGAATCAAATTTAAGACCCTCTTTACCCTCTGCAAACTGTTTAAGTGATCCGTATATGAATACACTGGTTGCAAGCAGAAAGGCTGCATACAATAAAAATGTTCTCATAGTACCTTTTACATATTTTTCTTATAAGCTTCTAGAATTTGATCATCAATATCATTCTTTGTACTCTTCACAAGTCGCTCTAGCAAAATCAGGATCACCTGTTTAAGCAGCTTCTCTGAGAGCATTGACATACATAAAGTCTTGACTGTTCCAGAAATTACTGGAGCTAGTAGTCCAATCATATTATCCCTTTCTTACGTTTAGTATTTCTAGTTGTTTCATTCCTTCTAATTCTCTTTCAACATTTTCAAGTCTTGCACTTACACTTGCCATGTGTCCAGAGCATTCTGCACTAATCTTAACAAACTTATCAAAGTTTTCCTTTTGGATAGCTCTGTTTGCCTTATCAGTTCTATATGTCCAAAGGAACAGAATCACAATGATTGCTCCTGCAAAGCCTTGATCTAAGAGAATGGTTATTACATCGTCTACTGCTGTCTCAGCCGAAGAAGTCTTTGGAGGAGATACATTAGTATACGATGGATGAGGATTGCTTGTTGTCTGTGCTATAACATCTGCAAACGCTGGTTCACTAGATGCTAGAGTCCCTACTAGTAACCCCAATGCTATTAAGATGTGTTTCATTTGTTTCCTATGGTTTCG